AAAATCTTCGTAAAGACTGTATGTTTATATCTGATCCTTTACGTCAAATTTTCGTAACAGGAGCAAATTATTTGACTACTTCAGATCATAATAAAGCGTTTTCTCAATTAATTTCTAATCCATTAAAGAATTTATATGATTCTGCTAATACTAGTTATGCAACTACCTATGGTAACTGGGTAAAAATTAATGATGTATTTGCTGGTATGAATATTTGGGTTCCTTTCTCACCATTTGCTGCTGCTGATATGGCAAATGTTGATAGAAACTTTGAACCTTGGTATGCTCCTGCTGGATTTACCCGTGGTCGTATAACTAATGCATTGCAATTAGCTATTACTCCAAAACAAAAAGAAAGAGATCAGATGTATAAACATTCGATCAATCCAGTTGCATTCTTCCCAAATGATGGATTTAATATATTTGGTCAGAAAACATTGTTAAGACAACCAAGCGCATTTGATCGTATCAATGTTCGTAGATTGTTCTTGTATCTAGAAAAAGCAACAAAGAAAACAACTAAGTATTTCGTTTTTGAACCAAATACATTGTTTACTAGAAATCGTGTAATATCGGTATTAACTCCTATCTTTGATAGAGCAAAAAATACACAAGGGTTGTATGATTATCAACTAGTTTGTGATAAAAGAAATAATCCACCTTCGGTAATTGATCAAAATGAACTAGTTGTTGATATTTACATTAAACCAGTACGCGCAGCAGAGTTTATTTTGGTGAACTTCTATGCCACTTCAACTGGTGCTAATTTTAACGAAATTGTTGGTGGTTAAAAATAATTAAAAAATAAAAAATATGGAAGATTTATTCTTCCATATTTTTTGATATGTGATATAAATATACATATGAGCACATACAATCGAGAATACAAAGAAGTATTAAAACAGATAAAAAACGATAAAAGCTTTTATACTTCTAATGGAAATTTAAATTCTGCTTATTTTAGAAGGGATCATTTTCTAGTAAGTACATTATGTAAAAATATAATCAACTGTACTAATTTTTTGGATAATTCCGATCCATTGTCGAAACGTATATATTGTATAATTAATAATTTAACAGATACACCCAAATGCATATGTGAAAAACCTTTAAAATTTATTAGTAATAAAGTTGGGTTTATTGAATCATGTAATAAATGTTTTAGAAAAGTGAATACAACTTGGAAATCTCCTAGTGGAACTTGTAATTTTAATATTAAAAAAGAAAAACAAGATTTAATTGATTATTTGTTAAATGAAGAAACAGAAATTTCCAGCAAAGAAGAAATGATAGAATTTCTTTCAGAGAAAAACGATAACACAGCAGAATGCGTAAAATGTGTTTCTAGAACTGATATGAAAAACAGTAAACATATATTAAAAAGAATCATAAAAGAAACTAATTATATGATATTGACTAAAAATAAATATAATTGGGCTAATAGATTTTATAATATAATTTATGATACACATAATGGGAAAATATGTTTTGTTTGTAATAAAAACAAAACCAGATTTATAAATTTAAAACAGGGATATACCACATGTTGTCCCGAAAGAGAATGTGCTCAATTTTTTTTGTGCAAAAACCGAGTTACTAATCATATAGAAAATATTGCACCTATGATAGAAAGCCAAGGTTTCGTAATAACAGATAAAACTAATTTCAATGGCTTGAATTACGACAAAACGAAATTAATGTGTAATGTTTGTAATACTTCTATAGAATGCGATATTTCGGACGGAAAATGGAAAAATATCAGATGTTATGTATGTTATGGAAAGAACGGTACTTCTTATCAAGAAAAAACAGTATTAGCATATGTAAAACAATATGAATCTAATATTCTAGAAAATTATAAATACACAAACACAAATAAAGAATTAGATATATACATACCATCTAAAAATATAGCCATAGAATATAACGGAGGATTATGGCATTCTTTTGGTAGTAGTTTTCCAAATAATATCGATCAAGAAACCGAAAAAAGAAATAACCATTTTGCAAAATATAAAGAATGCCTTAATTTAAATATTAATTTATTACAAATCAATTCACATGAATGGAATAACGTAAATAAGCAAAATATTTGGAAATCTATTATTAATAATAAACTAGGAAATAGTAATAAAATATATGCAAGAAAATGCAGAATTGTTGAATTATATAATAAACAAAAGAATGACTTTTTAAATACAAATCATCTACAAGGTATGGATAATTCTAAAATTAAATTAGGATTAGAATATAACGGGGATATTGTGTCTGTTATGACATTTTCTAAACCACGATTTAATAAAAATTATCAATGGGAATTGGTTAGATTCTGTAATAAATTAAACCATAACGTAATTGGCGGGGCTTCGAAATTATTAAGCCATTTTAAAAAATCCCAAAATCCAAAAAGTCTGATATCTTATGCTGATTTGCGATATAGTAATGGAAACATGTACAAAAAACTTGGATTCGTCTTCAAGACTTATACACCCCCATCGTATGTGTATACAAAAGGTGACAAAATCTTGTCACGGTTTTCATCACAAAAACACAGATTAGCGAAAATATTAGAAAATTTTGATGAGAATAAAACAGAAAATCAAAATATGATGGATAATAGCTATAGAAAATTGTGGGATGCGGGCACAATGTTGTTTGTTTATTCTAAATAATTAATAGAAAAGAATAAATAATTAATATGGACGTACCACAACAAACAATTAACAGTTTTTTTAATAATGCAGTAATTAGAGATTTCTCTAGAGATTTCTTATTCCGTGTTGATTCAATAAATTTTGATAATGGTGCATTAATTACACCAACGGGATTATTGTATGCAAAAACTGCAAAACTACCCGGTCGTAATATTGTTAATCAGCAAGTAAAATATGCTGGTCAAACTTTCAATATCCCCGGTTCGGTGGAGTTTCCTGGTGCTGAAAATTATCAATTAGAATTTTATTGTCCAGAAAACAGTGATATTCGAGAAATATTAATGAATGAATCTACTAGAACATTCGGTAATATTTTCGGTATTGCTGGTAGTGGTCAAAATGGCGGTTCAATTGCTAATGCTAATTCTGTTATTACTCTTCTTCAATTAAATAAAAATTTAGATGCACTTTTCAAGTATCGTTTAATTGGATGTAATATTCGTGAAGTAGGTGAAGTTAGTTATAGCATGGCAGAAGGTAATGGTGCAGTTATGTCTTTCACAGTTGGTATTGCATATCACTTTTTTGATAGACAAGCACTTGACTCTACTGCTGTTCTACCACTAAATAGATAATGTGGCACAAGTAGATAACGCAAGTCCTATATACTATTTCATGTCCCTTTTGGGACAATGGGATTATAATATACCATTAACTACACAATGGTCTGTTGTAATTAAGCCAGATGCAGGAAATGGATTATTTGATATAATAAAAGATTATACACAAGTTGATGTAAATAATTTTTACATCCCTACATTCATACAAACAAAATTATTAAATGAAAAGACCCAATCCAATTTAGATGGATTGGGTCTTTATTTTGCCCAATCAGTAAAATTACCTAAAGAGTCGTTCTCTCCCGCATCCGCAGGTACAGAAGGCACGGGAGGCTATATTAAGGGCATTGTAGGAGGTGATAGGCTAGACTTACAATCAAAGCATTTAAATATTGATTTTTTAGAAACTAATATAGATTTTATGGATGGATTAATTCGTCCTTGGATTATAGCAGCTTCTTATAAAGGATTAATTAATCTAGGTGCTAGAAATTCCATTAAAAGTTCTATTTATGTTGTAGAATATACGAGAGATAGAGTTGTTGATGTACACAGACCAACTAGAAAAGTGCATAAGTTTTCTGGTTGTGTACCAATTGATGTATCAGAAAAAACTCTTAAATATGATTCAGAACCAACAGAAGCTCCCACAAATAGTGTGAACTGGATGTTTGAGCAGTATACATATGAGCTATTTGCACACGATGCATAATCTTGAATTTACTACAAAAATATATTTGCCTATCATAAAGCAAAATATACGAGTTAGAAATTTAAACAATAGTCATTATTTTGATATATTAAAATTTATAACAAATAATGATGAAGAAGGTTTAAATGATTATTTTGAAAATTTAGTATTAGATTTAATTATAG